TTATATATTGAAACGGAATATAGGCAAATCCGTTAGAAAATTTCTCACATTCTGGGCTAGTAAACTTAACCCATATTGTGCCGTTTTCTGCCGTAACATTACTACCTAAGTAAACTATAATTTCTGTATTTTTAGGCAATCTTGATATAGTTTTAGCATTGCGTTCTGGCACATATTTAATAGGCGTTCTATCTTTAGTGGTAATATATTTAGAATAATAAACACTAGGTTTGTATACTAAATTTCCTAAATTGTCAAAAACTTTATAGCCTCTATTGTAATCAGCGATATTTTTTGCTGTTTCCAGATTATTATAAACACCTATTTGGCTTTCAACATTATCTTTGCTTCTTCTGATTTTATAGGGTACATTTTCTACTGGTTTTTCATATGCTAATAAATATTTTTTTACTGTTGCTTTAAATTTACTCCAATGTGGCATAATATAAAGAGGACAAACTTTCGTTACTCCTTTTTCAATATGAGTATTAAGATAGTCTACACTACCACTAAGTCCTAAATTTTTGTTAATCCAATAAGTATGTGTTCTTAATGCAGAGATATCTAAGTCGTTTTCGTGGAGAAAATATGCCGCTAATCTAGCAGTTTTGTCTTCTGCTATAGCATCCGATTGTTTATTTTCGTTCATAATACACTCAATAGCAATATCATCTATTGCCCCTACATTATAAGTACCTCTTGCATTACACCATCCCACTTCATCAAATCTGAGTAACTGCCATACAGAACTTTCGTCTACATACAAGTGTGGTCTAACTGAACCCATATTTTCATTATATGTAGCAAGAGTATATCTTTCAGCATCATCTTGAATATTATCTAAGTCAGCAGTATTATGAATTGTAATTGTATTCACTTTAGGCATTTTTACATTTGCTTTATACAATGCATTAGGAGAAAATTTTGCGTTTCTAGCTTTAGTAGGATCTTTCCATCTGAGACCATCTGGAATAATTTTTTGTTTAATTTGTATTCCTGCTATTGTGATTATTTTATCAGGAGTAATTGTCATATATTTCACCCTTTTAACTATCCTATGATTCAATTAAATCGTAAGTTATCTTCATCGTCTGGGCACTAGTTTTTGTTACTGGAGTGGCTAGATTATTAATAGTAGCCAAATAAGTGAAGTCTTTATTAAGATACAGTTTTGGCGCATTATAGTTATAACGAGATATAAAATATGGGTATATATCTGTATATGTATAAATTTGCATATTATCCATATTCGAAATGTTATCTTGCCAATATCCTAGCCTAATAATATCCCCATCTTCGGTTATACATTGGTTGTTCTGTAAGAAATGTGCTTTACGTTTCAAATCATAAAGCCTTTCCCACTTCCTATCGTTATAACCACTGGTCAAATCAAATTTTTTTATGAAATTTCCGTTAAAATCCACAGTAGCTAAGCAATAGGAACTCGTACCAAGTTGAAACCATGCTATAATAAAATTATTCATCAAACAAAATGGTTTATAACCGTTATATTTGTAATAAAAATTACTGCTCCCGATGCCCGCATTGGCGAACCTTTTGATATAAAAATCATCAGGAAAACTTTGAACATTAATAAGTATTTTTTTATCAAGGTCAACAGTTCCTGTTAAAGCATTAATTCTATTACAATTAAACCAAATGTCGTAGTGTATCTTATCTTCTTGTTCTTGATGACCATATCCAATGCAACGTATAAAACCATCTGAATCTGTATAACTAGTATAATCTCCTGGGTTTGTAATAGATATGTCCTGTGTCTTATATGGCGAACTTGCAGAGCTACCACAATCACCCCAATTTAATTCTATCTTTTCTGTGTTAAGTATTTTATAATAAGAAAGTCTAAATGTTGTTGTAGACGGATTTGACAAAGAAACAATGGTGTCTTTAGCTACTATTCCTCTAATTCCACCAAATTCGCTTGTTGGGATATCTTTTGGGAGATTGTATAAAGGTCTTGACAGGTTGTTATCAAAATTATAAAAATTAGTTATCTTAGGATTATAATTGTCTGCTGTCGGATCCCAATATTCATTAAGTCCTATATATCCACCTGTGCGACTTGTTAAACAAACGCAAGCAATTGTCCCGTTTGCACGGTCTGTAGCAAAATCCCACACCAACCGATATCCGTTGCTAAGAGTTCTACACTCTGTCTCATTCAACGTCCCAGTACATGGGTTAGTTCCAGAATATACTCTTCCAGCATGTCCAACTGCACCCTCACCATTTGCATATATCAAATTTGAGTTTTCTTCTTTTTTATTACTAAAAAGAAGCACTCCACCCATGGCGTTAGTAGATATAGGTAAAGTGTTGTCGAGAATCGTTTTTATACTTGTATTACACGACACAAATTCAACCGGAAGATTTAAAAGCTTCTGTACGGCACTTGTAACCATATTATTTTCTTCTACTACTTGTTCTAACTCTCCGGTTTCCGCGTTAAATAATTCTATTTTTGTATGCCCTTTGATTTTCATATCATTCTCCCTCCAAATAATTCATAGTATAAGTAAAAGCCCTATTAAAGCTCTCAATATAAGCATCATAAGCACTTTCTTTAATATTTCCTAATTCGCTCTTATACAAAATATTTACCTCACCAGATACTTGACCCATATCAGTAACAGTAAGTTTAATCCTAGACACATCTGATATTTCTACTTTTACAGGGTTAAACGTATATCTAACTCCACCAAATGTAGCAGTTATTTCAAAAGCTTTTATATTTTCGTTTGCAGAAATACTTGTGATTGGGTTTGTCATTTCAATATATAGTGGTGCTATCAGTGCTATACACACTCCCAGTAACACAAGGCATGTTATCTGTTATCCTTGAGGTTGTTAAAACAAAAGAATTAATATAGTGATAAGCCACATTCTCTGTAAAAGAAATATCTATGGGGGTTTGAATATCACATATAAACCCATCTTCGATATCCATGGTTTTTAACACAAAGGGATTAATTTTAAAATCCCCAGTTTTTTCTCTGAAATGCAAATATCCGTCCCATAAATTAGAAGTGTCAATTTTTCTTGCAATGGTTACAGCCATAGCAATAGCATTATTCCATCTCAAGTCTGTTGCGGCTGTTTTCCAGCGTACAGGTATGCTAACATCTGTGTCACTGACAAATTCTATTTTTTTCTCGTCTACATCAGACATCTTTCCCTACTCCTCTCGCTGTTATGGCTATTGTGATGACAAAATTGCAAAAATCTATATCTACATCTTCGTTTGCCCACTCAATGGTTGCATATTTATCTCCTCTTGTTGCTTCTATAATACGACCTTTTTCATCTTTATAAAATTTCAAATCAGGTATCATATTTATTCGCCCTCAAAAATCCCAACATATCTTTCAACGCCAGCGTTTGTATGCACAGAATAATCTATATTGGAATTTATAGTAATTGACGTAATTGGTTCAAGAGAATAACCGCCATCATATCTTGGCTCACCACAGCGTTCGCCTATCCAACCCTTTGCAGAATTGCTAGTATAAAATACTTTAACAGTATCACCAACACCAATGACTTCCCCTGTTTTATTCAAAAATTTATACTCTTTTTCTTCTATATCATCAAGAAAATAAACAAACACTTTATGCGTTTCATCATCAACACCAATTACTCTAGCCTGTTTGCTTTTAACACTATCATTTACTTTTTCTTTGTCATTTTTCTTTTGAACAGTAGAAATTAATTTTGTAAGCAATTCAGAATTTTCATCTTTTTTATTAGTCACTCTCTCACCACCTTATTATTACACACATTGCAAGTCATTCAAATTCACTGAACTCCGGAAGATTATCAACATTGCATAATGAAATCGACATTTCATTTCCATTTATTGAAATTTCGCTTATTAAAAATCTCACATTATCCAATCCTAATTCTTCATTTCTGACTAATATAACATCCTCCACATCTAAATGAGGGAGCATTGTACAATCCAATTTAACGCTCATGCCAATAATGCTTTTCATTTTAAGATACATTTCAGCATAAGCATCTACGTTAGCCTGCTCATAGCCAAACATATCTTCCATTGTTTTAGCCACACGATATCCAACAAGACTAATTCTTACTGGGGATTTAGGATTATCATTTTCGGCAACGCCAACGAAACTAGCACCATCAAAATTTTCTCCCCAGACAGTCACTCTATTCTTTACATCGGAAAAGTTATAAGTCAAACTAGAAGAAATATATTCAGCAGTTGCCTTATCATCAAACACCCACATAGGGGCTTTGTTTTTAAACTCAAAGTCACTAGAGCCTCTTGTGAGAACCAAATGTCCTACATTATCATAATACATTCTGCATTTAAGACTGTTAGCCAACTCTGTAAATATATCTCCAAAATATGAACCTGTGCTTAGTTCAATATCTTCGCCAAGTTCAATATCTCTTGTATCAAAATCTATCAAAGGATTTATCGGGTCGGTAGGTCTACCGTTACCTTTTTCTTGTGAAAGCATATCTACAAACATTTGACCTACTTTATCGCCTAATTCAATCTTTGTGGCGTTTTCGAGACAAGCGCCACCCGTTTCAGATGTGAGCAATCCAAATTTATCTACACAATCAATACTAATAATATCATTTTCTTGTGATATTCCGGTTGTAGTAAATATACCCTTGCTAAACCAATATATGTCGCCTGTGTATCTGTCCTTTAATCCTTTATAATACCGGATTTTTTTATCAAACCAGAATGGACTATTTTCGTTGGTATCATATTTGTGGTCGTGATTATAAATCTGAAAGCTAAATTTTCCCTGAATACCTTGCCCATAAGTTTTAGAATAATTCTCACTATCAATAATGATATCATCAGTAATCTCGTAGATAGTATATTCTAAATGGTCTAACACTTCAATTTTAGCAAGAACAATTTTCCCTTCATTCTGTGCAAGTCTAACATAATTTTGGTCATAGATATCATAATGTTCCATACCTATCACCTCAATCTGTCATTATTCTTGTTCTGGTTTGATTATCAGCATACATATCCCTTGTTTGTACAAAATCTATTTTAATAGAATATGTCTTATAATTTCCACTATCATCAGGAGTATAGGTGTGAGATGTAATAGTCCCAAACCACACATTACCCATAGTGCTTTTTATTAACACAGGCTGTTTGCTATTAACATCAGATTTCCATTTCTGAAATGTCTTATAATCGCCATCCGTTAATCCATAATCAGGACAAGAAATATGCCCTAGCAAAAAGCTCAAAGAGAATGAGTCATAATCCATATTTCCATAAGTAATAACAGGCTTCCCTCTTTCGGTGTCACTTTTATCTCTTTTTATATTATGGTCAACATCACCAATGTCAGGATTTAATTGTACCTTCCAAGAAGATGTCACTTTAAATTGCTTATCACCATACATATAATTATAATAAATTCTTACATCTGTGATAAATTTAGACGGTCTTTCATAGGGAACTTCGGTTAAAAAATAAATCTCATAATCGTCAAAACTAGTTGCTATAGGCACTTTAGCCTGTTGATATACTGTGGTTGTCGCAACCGGGATAACAATATATTGATAAATCATATCACCACCACAAGTATAATCAATATAACTTGAAGCAGAAGTTTGCTGAACAGTTTCAAGATATTGTTGAGTACCATCAGAATTTATTCTTTGAATAATATAACTTGTTGGAGCAACTCCAGTAGCATTTTTCCAAGTTAATTTTACAGTATTTTTTACTGTATCTACAGTTGCTTTCAAATCAGTAATCCCGACTGCACCTTTAGGAATAGTGCAATTAACAACAGGACTTGTGACCTCAACATCATCTTGTGTCACTATTGTAATTTTCCCTTTGAAAGTAGCATCTGGTAATACCTCTCTAAAAAGATATTCCATTCTGCTAGACCATATTTTCTCACTCTGATTTATTATATTATCATCTTTATCATATATAGTCCAATAATAATACTTAATTGGATAATTGCCTTGTGTTGTTATGCTAGCTTCACACTTTATAACCTCATTGACAAAAGTCATCTTAGGAGTTATAACAGGAATAGCCTTAGTATTGAAATAATAATAAGGAGAAATAACAAAGCATTGATAAATTTCATATGGCGTATTTTCATCTATTTCTGGAACAGTTCCCTCTATGCCCACAAATCCAGTTTTATTATAGTATTTTGTAATACCATAATAACTACCATTAACTTTAATATATGTATTAGGGATTGTATCACTATCTGCTCTGGTTTTTCTATGTTTGCCAGTATCAAGATTAAGTCCTTGTTCAATAGGAATTAACCCTGTTTCTGATAATACAGTGTCCATATTTACAACTTTAACAGTACTAAGATAAAGTTCTGTACTAACAGGGATAGCATTTTTATCATCAAATGCCTCAGATAATTTAAGTATTCCCTTACTCTTGTTATAACCTACAACAGTTTTCCTACCATTCCCACTCCAATAACAATAGCAAGGTAAATTAATATCTAATCCTTTTTCGATAGGAATATAAATATTATTTGTTATATCTTCATCAGTTGATTGTACTGTAACTTTTGTTAACGGATTTTTTTGTATTTTACCTTTAGATGAGTATACATCTGGATAATAACCATTATCTATATCAACAGGCTCATAAAATTTTGCTCTCCAAAGATATTCGGTATTTTGAGGAATATCACTTGTATTTACAATATCTATTTCTTCGCCATTTCTAAACCCATCAGTGCTTTTACCACGTTCATAATAAATATTTCCTACTCTATCACCAGTCTGATAATCATACACATAAAAATCAGCTCCCATACAAAAGTCACCATTAAAAGTAATTTTCATACTAAAATTAGAACCGTCTATACAATTATTATTAGGATAAGCATTTGTGGGTGAACATAACATTATTTATTCCTCCTTTCATTTTTTGTTTCTGTTTATATAAAATCAGCCCACCATATTTCAGATGAGCTGATATAAATTATAAAGCAATTATTTAATACTATTGATTGCTGTCCGAAGTGTCTTATTCATATAACTCTTAATCTGCTCAATAACAGTATTGCTATCCTTTGAATCATAAACATTAAACGTGTTATTCAATGTTATAGACTTATTATTAACAATACTTTGTGCGTTATTAACTGTACTATTTGTAACAGGAGCAGTTATCGGAGTATTCCCAGTGGCAGTATTAGCAATAGCTTGGAACTGTTGTGGTGTAACAGTAGCGCCCAAACCACTTAAATAATCAGCAAGACTTACAGTTACATATTTATCATTGTCCTTGTTGTCATTAACATCTTTATTATAAATGGCTTCTGCCAAACCATTACGAATATTTTTTGCTGTATTTTCATCAATATGAAGAAGCCCATTCTCATCAACACCCAGTGCCTTTTTAGCCTGTTCAATAGCTAACTGGTCTTTGGCATTGCTTTCCATGTCAGAGAAAGTATCTTTATAAGCATTAGCACTATCAATTTGTTTATCAATAGCTTCTTGTTGCTTTTCATAAACCTCGATTTGTTTATCAATATCAGTTTCTTTTATTTCTCTTTTAACATCATCAAGTTCCTTTTGAGCGTCCTTAACAGCTTTTTCATCCTGGATCTGTACAAGTCCCTCGCCCTCTTTATAAACAAAAACTTTCTGTTTCTTTGCTTTTTCAAGATTATTCTGGGCTTCAATCAGGTCAAGTTCTCTCTGTTGCTCGTCATTTTTTCCTTTGAGAGCGTCTTTTTCATCATTGAGAGCGTCTATTTTACTATCAATAGCATTTTTTTCTTTTTCAAGAGCGTCTATCTGTTTATCAGTTACCGCCTCAATAGCATCTAAAAGAGTTGTATAATAATCTATCTGATTTTGAAGAGCATCGGAAATTGATTTATCTGCTGATTTAGAAGAACTACTATTGGGTTCTTTTACATTATTCTTATAACCATTAAGAATATTTATAAGTTCTTCCATAGCGGTTATGCTATCTTTTACAGATGCATAATCTTTGAACAAACCCGTTTCGACAGCATGTTTATAAGCATAAGCCGAAGATATCAGTGAAATTTCATGGGCATATTCTTCCATACGAAGCTTGGCTTGTTCAATTGCAGATTTCGTCATATCAATCTGACTATCAATATAATCATCTCTAGTCTGATACGCTTGTTTGCTTACACTTTCAAGAGCAGACTGTTCAAAAGTATAACCATCAGAAGTTTCAATAACGCTATTTTTTAATTGAGGATATAACATTATTAATTTAGTCATATCATCATAAGAAAGAGAATTGCCTTCGTTAAGAGTTTCTTGTGCTTTCTTTAACGTTGAAATACTATCATTATAGCTATCAACTTGTTTTGTGACTTCATCAAAAGAATCTCTTATTCTATCGGCATCAGAATAATCGAGCAAAGATTCTTGAAAAGAAGCAACATTTAAATCATCTTGCGCTCCTTGGAGTGCTTTCTTTCGTTCTTCAATTTGCTTGTCAAGGGCGTTTAATTCATCTAAATCTGCCTTACCATTGATATGTTTAAGTTTTTCAGCACGTTGAACATAAAGATTTTCAATCTCTTTAGAAACAGCATCAAATTGTTCCTGATATGATTTTTTCTCTTCAGCAATAGCATCTTTACCACCATCAACAATGATAGTATCATAGCTTAACCTGAGAGCTTCTAAATCAATAGTCCAAGTCCCATCTTTTTGCTTAATAAACTTATCAAATAAAGACGGGTCTAATTCAAGAAGTTCATTAACTTCTTTAGCAGTCAACCCTGTACCAGCAGATACTTTTTGCATCGCAGACTGGTATGTACTAGAACCACTAATTATATCTTTAAGAAGTTCTTGAAGTTTGGTTAATGCATCATTGAGAGAGGTTACGGCAGTTACAGCATTATTTGTTTCGTTAGAAGAATTAATAACATTACTTGAATAATTAGGAAATGTTTCGTTAGCCAGTTTTTCTAATGCCTGTTTTACAGGTTCGCTTGCTCCTGCCATTTCAAGAAGTTTTTCTTTCCAAATTTCAAAAGTAGCTTTATCTATAACATTTGCTAATTTGCCTTCTGTTTCTTGAGTAAATTGATAAAGATATTTTTGAGCATAAGCAGATACACCTGTAGATACTGTTTCGCCATAATCATCTATAATTTTTTGAACACGATCATATTCGTCTTCAAGATATGTAATAGTTGCACTGTTTCGATTGTTTGGATCTAACCCTCTGTCTCTTATATCTTTATAATAAGACAACGCCTTTTTTAAAGCTTCTGATTGTCCATAAATATTTTGGGTTTCATATTCTATTTGAAATATTAAGTCAGAACCACCTGAAGCTCTCCACTGTCCATTTGTTATTTTCTCAGACAATCCAAACTGTTTAGCATCATCTAAATCTATAATTTTATTATAGTCTTTCCAAAATTTACTTTTTAAGTCAGCTTTATGCCCAATATTACTAGCTGAATAAATTTTCTTTAATGCTTCATCATAATCTTTTAATGTGGATATAGTTGTATTTGCTTGATTATATATTTCTTCATCAATAAGAGATATCCCAGTTTGACGTTCTGTATTAACTTTTTTAAGAGCATCTTCTTCTAATCCATATTGTTCAATTAATTTTTTTTTCCAGTCAATTAATTTTTGAGTTTTTTCAGATTCACTATCAGTCGAATTTACTATTTCTAAGTAAGTAGTTTTAAAATTAGATAATGTCTTTAAGTTATTATTGTAGCTATTTGCTAATTCTTTGTTCTTTTCAATAAGTTCTTGTGTTTTGTTTATTTCAGATGAAATTACACCGATTAAAGCAGATATCCCTGCCGTTATCCCTATTGAAATCACAGTGTTCAAAGCCATACTTGCAATTTTTAATGCAATTGTTTTAGCTTTTGTGGCAACCAAAATAGCATTATATTTAATCATTGATGCTTTTGCACCGTCTAATTTAGTTAAATACATTCCAAGTTGAACATTTGATTGACTTACAGCATTAGCAAAAGCTATTGAATTAGTCCTTCCTGTTTGTTGCACTTGATTATAAGCATTAATAACCGAACGGACATTAGCTATACCTTTAGTGTTCCCATTTAAAAGAGCAACGTAAAACCCCTCAACAGAAGCTCTTGCACTTGCACCTTGTTGAGCAATCGCTTGAAAATATGTAGGTAGCGCACCATTTATATTTCCTGTTTCATTAAGAAAATTATTCCACTCTTTGCCAAAGGATTGATTTGCATTTATTTTATTGAATGTATCAATATATGTATTTACCTGATTTGTTGCCAATCTAAACCCTGATGCAACAATTTTAGTTTTGGCAAATATACTATTGAGGTTCCCATCAATTACTTTAAATACACCAATATTTTTGAAACTTAATCCAGCAAACACTATTGGAATAAGAGTTTGCAAAGTTCCAAAATTTTCAATTAATGTATTTACAATAGAAATTATCCCATTTAACCCATTAACAAAAGTTTTCATTGTAGAAGAATCGGCAAAACTATTAACTAATTTGGCAAACGAGTTAGACAAAGCATTTAATCTACCAGTTAAATTCTCTGCGGATTTATTAGCTTCTTCAAGCGCCGAACCGGCAGCTTCATTAGAATTATATTCAGATAACATTTTCTTATAAGTGTCCCAGTTATTGAGTAGACTTATAAGTTGATTCCCCCTGTACTTTCCTCCAACAGCATTAATAAGATTTGCTATTTTAATACTGCCATCAGCTTCTTTACTTACCGAATTAGCCAGTTCTTCAAGCACCTGCATTGGGTCTCTTAATTTAATTGCTCCGTCTCTAACTTCTTTAAGACTAACACCAAGAGCTTCGCAAGCCTTTTCATACTTAGTTAAAGATTCAGATGTAATTGCTTCGCCACCATCTCCAATTTCATCAGCATCAGCCGAAACTTGTTGAAGATTCATAATTATAGCTTTGAACGCACGACCAGCTACTTCGCCACCCTCTTGTGTAGTTGCTATCATAGTACCAACAGCAGCAGTCATTTCATCTACTCCAACTGAAGACGTTGATGCTTGTGAACCAGCAATTTTTGTTGCATTAGCAAGTTCTGTCAAATTAACAGCATTTCTATTAGTAACATAGTTTTGACGATCAAGTACATCATTCAATTTTTCTGCACTACCATTTAATTTATAAGCAGCATTTGTGGCGATAAGATAAGCATTGGCTAATTCAGTATCCATATCACCTGCTGACTGAGCAAGGATAGATAATTCAGCCATTTGTTCAGAACCTTGTTCATTAAATCCTGCACGGCTCATTTCTTGCACACCAGTTAAATAATCACTTGCAGTACGACCATATTTGCTGGCTGTATCAAAAGCCGAATTGCCTAATTTTTCAAGACTTTGAATTGTTCTATCAGAAGTCTTAGAAATTTCAGTAAGGATATTATCTAACTCTTTAATTTCTGTTACAGCCTGACGTATTTTCATAGTCACTCTACTAACAGAAGCAGTAATACCCATCCAACTGCTAAATTTCTTCACAGCTGCCCATAAATTTTGAAATACCGTTCCACCCTCAAGCCCTAACGCCTTAACTTCAGACCTCATAGCCTTGAATTGAGAAGTTATCTTCTGAATATCGCCATTATCAGCCCCAGATTTTAACTTACTCATCATAGCATTCCATTCTTGTGAAACAGTCATGCCAGATGTAAGAGTCTTATTAGATTTCATTGCTTTACCATTAGCCATAGCAAAAGCTTCAAGTTGAGCAACAAGAACTTTTATCTTACCTTTCTGAACATCAACGCCATTAGTCTGTTTTAATTGAGTTTGTAAATCCTTGGCAGAAGTTTCAACCGTTTTAATCTGGTTATTAAGATTAGTCATATCATTGACCAAGGTAGCAAAAGCAGTAGTGTCAACCTTGCCAGTTGTATTACCAACAGTAACCATTGTACCAACAGTTTCTCGCATTTGAGTAAGTTTAGTAATAAACTGATCTAATTGTGCAATCTGAGCTTGCACACTAGATTTATTAGAATTATCAGCAAAAATCTTACTGTTTTTCAATCTGTTCAGATTGACAATTGATTTTTCAATGGCTGTAGCATAATCACTAACTTGTTTAATGTTTTTAGCCATTTGGGCATCGGTTTGATGATTTTGAGCAATAGTAGCATCTTCTCTTGCTTTTTTCACCTGTTGTGTAACATAGGCTTCTTGCTCTTCAAGAGAAACAATATTTTTTAAAGTCCCACTTTGCATTTGCAAATTTTGCAAAGTTTTTTCTTCATCATGTAACTTTTGCTCTAAATAAGTTTTATTGCTTACATCAGTAGAACTAAGTTTAGAAATCTGAGTTTGTATCTGATAAATCTTATTCTGGCTTTCAACCTGACTATCAAGATTGATTTTAAGCCTTTGATAATTCGTCACAAGTTCTTGTATCCTTGCCACATATTTATCTAAGACAGCAGGATTTTTAATACTTGTAATACCACGTTGTAACGATGCCATTTCTTTAGCAACATTACCAACTAATAATTGTTGCCCTTTCCATTCATTTGCAATATTACTAAGATAATTCTTATATATAGCAGTTTTAGTTGCCATATCATCAATCTTGTTTATCTGGTCAGAATTTATAGTAAGCCAATTTGAATTTCCAGAACCTTTGAATAATTCTTGCAATGCTTGAAATTTAGTCTTAGCATTATCCAATATATTAAGAATACTAGTTAAAGCCGAAGATTTACCTGCTTGGTCTTCAATATTATTAAGATTAGAAAAAGAAGAAGTAAGATTATCAATCTCTGTTTTCATTGCTTGAACCGGGACTTTAGAATTGTTGATACTATTTATAAATTTATCAATATTATTTCCCGTATCAACCTTAACAGTTTCAAAACCTTTTGCTCGGAGTTGGGTAGCAACCTTTTCAGCATTATGGTACTGAGTAACCATCTGATTAAGAACACTTATTTCGGCAACAACATTTGCTTTCATTGAAGCCATTGTGGCTTCATCAGCATTTTTTAACGCTTCTATTGATTGCTCTACTTTTATATACTGCTGATTAAGGTTATTAATATTTTCATCAGACTTTACAGATTTGCCACCATTTACATCCTCCCAAGAAGAACGTATTTTTTGTAAATCAGATGTGAACGATGTTTGCAGAGCCTTAATTTTATCGTTATATTTTTGCTGAGAAGCGATTAATTTTTGGATACCCGCATCGGCTTCCCTAACATTGGAAAGCATATATACAAAATTAGGATTATCTTCATCGCCAATATTTTTCCAAGTATATGCAAACTTCTGTAATTCACCAGTTGCAGACTTAACCTCAATAGTAAAATACTTTATAAGATCAGAAGACCCACCTCTTGCATTCATAGTCGGGTATTTTATTGATGAAGATGATACTTCTCCAAACTTCTTAAAAGCTTGAATTGCTTCATTAATACCATTTTCATTCCCACTGAATGTCATCAAAGATGAATCAATATAATCTCTAAAATTACTTGCAGATTTTAAAACCTTATTTTGCTTTTCTTGTGCCTTGGTAACTTCTTCAATGGCTCTTAACTTCTTTTGAGCTAATTCAGTAGAATTTTTAGTGGCAGTTGTATTCTGATTTTCAACATCAATAGATTGCTTTATATTTTCAGCGTATGCCTTTTGAACATTGGCAACCTCATTATAGACACTACTAAATTGTGCCATTGTACCGATAGCATTTTGGGCGTTGTTATCAACGACTGTATAACTTAAACCAATTTTTTCAAGCGTACTATTCAAAGAACTTGTATTAGTTCCGTTGGCAGTAAATTGGTTAAATAAATCTTGCGTTATTTGGAGTTTACCATCTAAATTTGTAAATCCCGAAATAATATTCTGAATTTGTTGCGCCGTATTAATTAATCCAGATGAACCAGAAATATTAGCTATGCTAGAAAATAATTTGTTAATATCAAGTTGGTCAAGTTGAGAAATGGTAGTAAAAGATTTATTAATTTCGGACAGAAAATTTAAAATCTGTTGCCTATAATTTATAAGTATATCATCAAGAGTACTACCTAATTTCCATAATGCACTATCATCAGGGACACCAACAACATCTTTATTTCTTAAATTATTCCAAGTATCCCCAAATATTTGCTTGAATTGTTTATTTGTTCCTAAATATTGCCTAGTAGCTACATCGCATTCACCAACTGCATTAGCAATATCATGATATAATGCTTTAAAATTATTAAACGCTGTTATCGTTTCTTGATTTTTAAATTGTTTCCCATAATCTTGAGCAAATTGTTGCAACGCTTGTTGAGCCTTAGCTATTGCAGAAAAATCCTGCTTTTGAGTTGTAACTTGGAATTCTCTCATCAGAGATTGAAGTTCAGTTTTAGTTTCAGACGTTAATGACTTTATGTCAAACGCCTTTATAAAAGCATTTGACATTGCTTTAAGATTTTCCAAATCAATCTGAGAAATATCCACCTTTGGAGCAACTACTGCTTTTTTATTAATTGCATTAATCTGGGTAGTAACAGTCTGATTAACTTGACTTAACTGTGACTGGACATTTGAATTGACATTAAGATTTATTGCTTGCTTATTATTAAATAATGACTGTAATTGATTCTTAATATTATTAATTGAATCATCAGATAATA